AATAACCTCACACTACCTTTAGTATGGTTTTTCCCACTGTGCAAAGTACCGTCAGGCATCTTGTGTGAGTTACCCGTGAACAAAGTTCCGTTTCTTTTGTAATGTTTAACACCTTCCATATTATCTATCCTCTCGGTCGTCACGCAAAGCCTCGTCCCTATCTCTCTCAGCTTCGGCTTGGGTACGTTTTTCTTCCTCTGAAGCCTTAGCCATATCCAATATGACTTTAGCCTCAGCTACATCGTTCTTAGCTTCTGACTGTTGGTTCTGTGCAGCTATGCGGCTAGCTTCCAACACTGCTGTGGTTTGAGCTTTATCCTTGTCCAGAGCCAGACGCTCTTGATCGAGTGCTCCATCCATAGCATCTTTAGCAGCCTTGCGCTGGAGTTCCCCTTGCTTGATCTGAAGCTCAGCTTGTTGCATCTGGATAAGCGGGTCTTGAGCCTGTTGCTCGGCTTGTTGCTGCGCTGCCTGTGCTTTCTTCTGCTCAGTAAGCTGTATAGCCGCTCTTGACTGTAGCCCTGCCAACCTAACTTCAAACTTTTCAGGCAGCTCTTCGTTGGGTGGAGGTAACGGTTGACCCAATTCTATTTCTATCTGCTGTCTATATAAGAACGCTGTATGCTCCGCAATATGGGCCTGTAGTGCCCCCATGATCTGGTTAGCCATAGGGTTTTGCCCAATAGTCGCTGCGATCTGTGGGTCTTCTATGAAGGCTTGGTGCGTTGCAATGTGAGCCTCGTGGTTCTGGTAGATAAACGCTGTTATGGGAGTGAGGTTTAGTGCGTTCATGTTCTCACTAACTGGATCAACCGGAGCCATGTCATCGTCTGTAGGCACTAGCTTGTCTGCGTTCTTAATCCCTATCACCTCAATCATCTGCCGATGTAGTTGTGGTAGGTCGTATATCTGTGGGGCAGCCTGTGCCATTTGCATAACAGTCTGATACTGCACAACTCTCTGTGCCATCGTGCTGCTATTGGGATCACTGACAGGAATTACTTCCACCGTGGCGTAGTCGTCTTGACGTGCGCGTTGTTCACCACGATCAGGCATGTACGTATACTCTACGGGTGCGTACTCAGACATAATTGCCCGCAGGAGTTTAAATTCCTGCTTCATGGCGTAGTGAACACGGGATTGCACCGCTGCCATTGGCTTTAAGGTACGCTCAAGTAGAGCTAATGTTGTGCCGACAGGTGCGTTTGCACTCATATCGGAGATGTTCATGTCTGATATAGCGCCTAATCTACGGCCTTCTTCAGTGATCTTGTCCAATAGAGCCAATAGTGTCTGACTAGGCTCTTTATAGGGTAATGGCAGGATATTCTCGCGTATTGACCCACTAGGTACGTCAACATCACGGAATTCACCCGGTCCAATGGGGGTATCGTCCCCTTTTACCCGTAATCCGCGTGATTTTAGGCCACCGGGTAGGTTAGAAAGGGTACCCGCGTCAACTAATTGACGGATTATAGAGGTTCCTGCGCGTGCATAGCCTCCAATAATGTGAATTAAACCAAGACCATAGAAACCAAACCCCGGAACGTACACATAATGGACAAAATGTTGACGCTTTAGCTTCAACGGATCGTCAGGATTCCAGTTTCTACGTACTGCCAGCACTGTTCCAGTGCCTTGTTCTATAGTTACTACATAAGGTAGGGCTATTTGCAGGGGTTCCCCTTCCTTTCTGTCCTCTCCACGGGCTAATCCCATACCGCGAGGGCGTTCTCGCTCCGGCTGATCTATCTCATCAAGGATTAAGTCGGCGTGAACCTCATATAACGTGTAGCGATTGTCATCATTTATAGAGAAACCGCTCTCTTTAGCCTTCTGCTCTTCAATATCGGTAGTAAAACTAATCGGTTCACCTAGTTCCACGTTCCTGTAGAACCCTGCATCTTGCAGTTTGGTCACATCATTCTTGGTTTTACGCATTATGTGCGTAACCCGCTCTGCGGTTTCCAAGTTAGACGCGCCGTAGGGCACAACCATGTCCTCGGCAGGTATGTACAGAGCTACCTGACGGTCTAAATTAGGGTCAAAGTACACCTTTTTGAAGGCTGAACCGGCTAATCCTAGGCTGTAGAGCATGCGTTCGTGCTCTGGCCGGTACTCAGACATCACGTCTGTCAGCTCATAGTTCATGTCTGTTTCAACACGCAGGGCTGCATCTTCTTTCTCACGGGTAATCTCACCCAAAATCTGTGTTTTAACAGGGCCGCCAGCGGGGAAAGTCTCGCTCATAGCTTCTGCTTGGAAACGGATGGCCGCTTCTGCTAGAACTGTGCTGTACACACCACAAGCATTTTCCCAAGGCTCGACACGGTTCTCGTAGTTAAACCCCAGTACTTGCATACCCCTGACGTAGGTATCCGCCCATTCTTTGCGGCTTTGGGTATCTGCTTCTACTTCAGCAATTAATTCTGAGGACAACTCAGTGAGCTGGCCGTCTTCCATGTAATCAGCTAAGTTAGCGTCGAACGGCGCGTTCTCAATATCATCATCCACACGATCCGATACCAAAGTGATCTCAACACTGCCATCCTCCAGCATGTTTATATCGGGCGCTTCGATCTCTATTTCTAGGGCTTCTTCTACTTCAACCCCGTCTATGCCTTCTGGCATACTGTATAAACTGCGCTCAATTGCCATTAGTAGAACCCACCCCTGCGTTGTTTGAAGTATTGAATATCATCTGCTTGGTCTGACGGTAGCCGTATAAACCCACCTTTGCGAAACCGCATTAGCGCCATAGAGGTAGAGTCCACGTAGTCATCATGCTCCCCTGCTGGGAAACTAGCTACTTCTTCCATAACCTCTTCCGCCCAATGCCTGTTGGGAATCCACACCATACCAGAAGCAAACAAGTCAGACACCGAATTAAGACGCGTTATCTTGTCATTGCCCCGTGTCGGCGTATACTCCTGCACCGGTATTCCCATAGCCCGCATCTCGTATATCAGCGGTGCTCCCGATGCCTTCTTCTCCACTATTAACGAGTCCGGTTGCCACTCGTCATACTGCTCTATCGCTACCTTCTTTAGCTTCGGGAACTCCATCCGTTCCCTAAACGCATTCAACAATATGATGTTGGCCTGCGGATTACCCACATCGTCGTCGTGGTAGAACACCCCCCACGTTGTGCATGCGGAGTAGTCAGCTCTGTTAGTCTTTTCAAACGCCGTGTCCCACGACATCAGAATATAATCACACGGTGGCGGCTCTTCCTCTTCCCAAATCTTCCACCACTCCCGCTTAACAATAGCCGAAGTCTCTGACGTGGGGTTCTGCTGGTACTGCGCCATCCACTTAGCGTTGGGCAGCTCTAACTGCAACGCCTGTAACTGATCCTTGGGCCAGAACTCAGGCCACATGGGGTTGCCCGATGGCATAATGGCAGGAAATTCAATGACTTCCCACTCATCTCCTCCACGCTGTGCGGACGCTTTCAGTACCTTAGCTGTCAGGTCACGCAAACTCCACCGCGTCATTACGATCACGATAGCCCCACCGGGCTGTAGCCTCTGCCGTGGGCCTGACGTATACCACTCGTAAGTCTTGTCGTATATCTCTGGAGAAGTTTCCGCCAGAGCTGCCTCTTGCTCCGAGTGTGGGTCGTCAATAATGAGCAGGTCTGCGCCTTTACCCGTTACTGCTCCACCCACACCAATAGCGAAGTAGTCCCCGCCCTTACTGGTGTTCCACCGCCCCGCTGCCTTTGAGTCACTCTGCAAACTCAACGTAGGAAATATCTCCCTGTAGGCATCCTGATCCACAAGGTTACGTACCTTACGGCCAAACCCTACAGCAAGTTCTGCTGTGTGTGACGTTTGGATAACCTTCTTGTCTGGATACTGCCCCATAAACCAAGCAGGCAAAAGATAGGAAGCAAACTCAGACTTAGTATGACGAGGAGGCATATTAATAATGAGGCGCTTACAATCGCCACGAGCGACTCGCTCGAATGCCTCAGCCATTTTTGCATGGTGCCCTCCACTAATAAACACAGGCCACATCTGTTTCACGAATTCAAGAAACTTAGTCTGGGCCTTCTTCTGCTTCTTTAGCTTATTTAAGTGCTCTAGTTCTGCTAGTAGCTTCTCTTGTTCCAGCTGCGAAAGCATGGGTAATATTGTCGGTATATCCTTCAGCGATATATTGTCGAACGGACTCGGTTCAGGCATCTTCTACGTGCTCTAGTTCCTCGTCTTCAAACAAGCCCATTGCCTCGCTCACGCTGTCCTCTAGTGAGGTTGTCTCTACTACAGTAGCGTTAAGGAGATTCTTCACCCTTTCTTTAATCGCTTTCTCTAAATCTTCTGGGTTCTTGTAGTTAATTGTTAGCTCACTACGCTCGGTAAATATACCAATGTCGCTGTGTTTTCCTAGCAATTCCAATGCCTTAAGCTCAAACCGGGGGTCACCACAGTTAGCAAGTTCCATTAGTTTATTTGTTATAGCCCCCCGTGCTTCCGATGCGTCCATAGCCAACTGCTGGCCGTACATACGCAGGAAGGATGCTGCCGCAAAAGCAGTGGGTGGGTGAGACAGGTTGGATACTTTCTTGCGCTCAGTAACGGCGCGTATTAAGGCTTGCTCTCGTTCAGCATTTTCCTCGGAGACTTCTAGCGAAGCGCCTAAGGACACCTGTAATTCTACTGTGTTACCCGCCACAGCTACTTCTTCAACGGGAGTTGAAGCTTTCTCCTCAGACAAGTCGTAAGGAACGGGGTGTTCTTTGGTGGGTTCTACATTTACTACGGGCATGTCGCAGGTATCCAATACCGGTTTTGCGAAGTATATGGGATTACTTGAGTAGGTGCAATCCATACGGGCGTAAGAAGGAAAGAAGGGGCACAAGAAGGAAAGAAGAAGGAAAAATAATACCCCCCCGCCTATTTGTGTTTGGGATTGCTAGGGGGGTCTTCCTGTATGGAGGGGGG